TTTCGTTACCATTATCAAACATAAGTATAGCATCATTACTTGCTATTGCCGTACTTGTATCTACACTTACAGCAGAAAAGTCAGCTACTGTATTTAGCTCTGCACCTGTAGCATTAAGACCTGTTACGTTATTAGCTGCACCATTAACTGCTTGGATACGAGATTCTACAGACTGTTGTGTTGGAATAAGGGTAGCACTGTTAGATGACATATCGTCTTCATCTACAAAACCTGTAATAGTTATGCTACCGTCTGACAAACTACCATAGGTAATTGTACCTGTAGTGGTAATAGCACTTGACCCATTATCAATAGCACCAAAGCCACTTGTAATGCTACCACTATTAAGAGCACCTACTGTAGTAACATTGCTTAGAGTATCTAAAGATGTCTCCATGTAAGTTTCAAAGTCAGTCAGTGCTACCTGCTTCATAGTACCAGCATCATTAACTACAACTCTGTCTGCGTCTGCAAGAGTAGTAGATGTAGCTGACGTACCACCATCCATAATGTTTATCTCAGTAGCTGTAGCATTTACACCTGTAAGGTCTGTAGGAGCTATGGTAATATTAGCTGTACCATTAAAGGACTGACCCGCAATTGTACGTGCAGTCTCTAGGGCTGTAGCTGTGCTTGCATTACCTGTAACAGCACCTGTGACATTGCCCTCAATATTGGCTACAAGTGTACCCGTAGTAATAGTAAGATCACCTGTAGACGCACCAGTAAACGTACCTGTACCTACAGTAAACTTGTCTGCACTTTCGTCAAAACCAATAAAGGCATTAGCATCATCACCACGTTCAATGACAATACCTGCATCACCTGAAGCAGAACCTGTACGACCATTACCTAACTCAATAAGTTTATCATCGACAGTCATGTTTGCAGAGTTTACTGTAGTGGTTGTACCATCAACCTGTAAGTTACCTGTAACTGTTAGGTTCTGAGATAGTGTGACATTACCACCAGAAGTAATAGCAATAGCATCTGTATCACTAGCAGAGCCTATGTTACCGCCATCACTGATAATTATATTACCACCAGTAATGTTTCCTGTAGTTGTAATGGTACTAGAGCCAGTATCAATTGTACCAAAGCCAGATGTAATAGAACCTGCGTTTAAAGCACCAACAGTTGTAGCAGCCGTTGTTACAAGATTAGGCATAGCCGTGATTTCATCATCAAGATATGCAGCAAGGTCTGTCATTGCAACCTGTACCATAGTACCGTTGTCGTTCATAACAACACGATCAGCATCAGCCACGGTAGTAGATGTTGCAGAGGTATCACCGTCTAGTATATTAATCTCAGAAACAGTTACTGTAGCTCCATCTAGCTTATTCAACTCAGCAGCCGTAGAAGTAACTCCATCTAAAATGTTTAGTTCAGCCGTAGTAGAAGTAACACCATCAAGTATATTAAGTTCTGCTGCAGTAGACGTTACACCGTCCATGATGTTTAACTCTGCAGTTGTTGCAGTAACACCATCCATAATATTGAGTTCAGCAGTAGTGGCAGTCACACCGTCTAGAATATTTAATTCAGTGGCGGTAGAAGTAACACCATCAAGTATATTAAGTTCTGCTGCAGTAGAGGTAACGGCTGTACCGCCCAGTGAAAGGGAAGTTGCAGCTAAAGTAGTAAACGTACCTGCACCTGCACTAGCTCCACCAATAGTAGCACCATCAACTGTACCACCATTAATGTCTGCAGTGTCAGCTACAAGAGAATCAATGTTAGCTGTACCATCAATGTACAAGTTACGCCACTCAGAGCCTACAGCACCTAAGTCATGTGTATCGTCAGCAGAAGGTAATAGTGGGGAAGCAACATCTGCAGTAACTGTTACCGTATCACTAGCAGCATTACCAAGTGTAGTATTACCATTTACTGTCAGGTTAGCTGTAATGGTAGCACTCTCGTCAACCTGTAGTGTGTCAATAGTAGCAGTGCCATCTAAGTACAGGTCTTTAAACTCTACACTAGATGTACCAAGGTCAATGTCGTTATCTGTGACAGGAGTAATAACACCATCTTGGATTCTAATTTGCTCTACTGCTGCACTAGATACCTCTACAAATACACCAACACGATTGTTTGATGTATCTACGGAAACTTTATTAAGTGCATCTGAGTCAGCAATCAGTGGTACGTATGCACCCTCTGCTGTTGTACCATCATGTTTGTGTCCTGTTGAAGCATTAAACGCAGCAAGTACTTGGTCAAACTCTAGGTTTAACGGGTTAGCTCGTACAACGGCTGTTGCCACAATGTCTGCTGAAGACTGTCTTGTATATCCTGCCACTTTTTATCTCCTGTCGCCTGTGCCATACAGAACAGATACTGCCTGTATTGTATGGCTAGGACTTGTGCTGTCGGTAACATAAGACACTGATATAGCATCTCCTGATCCACTTATATTAGTTGATCGTGTTGGTGATGGGTTGCCATCATATATGTCTGTTGTATCAAAAATAGTAGATGCACTATCAAAAAAGGAAGCTGCACCTGCCGTAGTTAGTGAAAAGTTTTCTGGTGTGGTTATTTCTGAATCACCAAAGTTAAAATCTATACCTACATTAATTACTGCTTCACCCTCTGTCCTAAGAAAAGTTTTAACTTTATAAAAGATTTTTCGGACTTCTGGATCACCCATAAAGTAGTACGGAGTTTGATACACACTAAATATTTTATCTGTATCAAAAGAACTGCCTTCTTCTTGTTTGTACACTTTACCAGAAGTGTCTCCATGAAGAACAAACTCAAACTGCCCTATATATCCACTAGCTACTGCTGTTGCTTCTATACCCACAAGCTGACTATATTCAAATGTAGACTGTGCTGTAGGGCTTTTACGAATAGCTGCTAGTAATGATAATGAAGTATTAGCTTCAAAGAATAATCTAAACTGAGACTTTCTTCTTAGAACTAGTGCCTTTAGTTTAGTTACATCCTCATTGGCTGTGTAGTTCTCAAAGGTCTTTTGAATTTCACGAGAGATTGTTTCAAGTTCAACGTCACCAATACGTGATGTACCAGAGATTGGTCTAATACCATCAGGTCCAAGAAAAATAATGTCACCACCAAATTCTACCACAGTATCAGGAGCAACACAGCCCAAGTCATTAGTAACGTTTTCTACACTAAAGTTAGAATAGTTATCCCCAACGATACGTTTAATTTGATTTTGCCCAAATACATAAAGTTGATTACGAAAAGATTTTAACTGTGTTACAGTAAAACCTATGTTAATAACACCTGCACCATTTGCTGGGTCAAAGTCTGTATCTGCATTAGGTGATGAAAAATAAATATTAAAAGGTTCTGCAGGATCACCAGCTAACCAAAGATGATTAGCAAAAGCACTAGCAAACTTAGGGTCGGTGGGAGCATTAGCATGTGTGATCTGTGTATAGGTTGAACCATTGTACTTAGCTGCAGGATTTATACCGTCTGTAAGTAGTAAGATTTCTTCAGTCCAATTATAACGTTCAAACCTTACTGAATCAACCCCTGTCATTGTAGGGCTACCTGCTGTACTAACTGCAGTCCAACCTATAACAGAAGGAGTACCTACAACTGTGCTAGAATGTGAAGATGTACCACCCGTTATTACATTATTAGCAGAAAAAACATTATCTGGTAATCTTCCAAAGTTTATGACAATAGAGTTACCACTACCATTGGCTGTCTTAGATATAACTGAACCTGAAGCTGATACTGTAGTGTTATCACTTGAACTAACTACAGCAGTAACAGTTTCTCCTACAGTAAAAGATGCAGATTGATTATCTGTAACTACGACAGTATAGTAGTGGTTGTAATGATGTAAATAATTATTTCCTGAAGAAGGTGTTCTACAAGCTAATACACCTTGATTAATATCACCATTAACTGCAAGACCTAATACTTTACCTGTGCCGGGTACTGTTTCATAAGAGTTTTCATATCCACTTATTCTTCTGTAACCACCTTCAAGACTCGGTTCCATGTTTACAAGCCGTACAGCACTCCCAGAAAAGTCGTTAGACTGTGTAAGGGGGTCAACGTTAGTAACAAGACCACCTGCCATAACAGAAACATATGTTTGTAATCCGTCAGACATACTTAAAATCCATCTGTAGTAATTCGACTCGTTGGTTTATTAATAGCTGTAGATATAACATTAATAGGGTAATCAAGAAGAAGTCTTCGCATCATATCAATACCCTGTTCAAATTTTTGACTATGCATAGATGCACTTTGTTCATTTGATCTAAACAACATCATGTACATCATAGCACCATCAATAAGAACATGTTTAAACCTATCGGGTATAATTGATGTGTCACTAGCTGCAGTTAAATCAGCAGGGAATTTAAAGTATCGGTATTCAATTACATATGCTGCATTTGGAACAGGATACAAGCCAAACTTTTCTTCTTGTGTCATGTAAACAAAATCGGGATCAGTACGGGCTGATTCTCCACCTACTTCTTCTAATGGTCTATAATAAGTTATATATTGATCAAATGTAATTAGTTTAAGTTTTTTAGGTGTGTTATTTTCAGAGGTTAATTGCCTAATATAAAAAGTATCCCAATCTGCTTTAGAATGATCAGTAGCAAAATCATATGTGCTTGTACCTGCAGTTAATGTTTGCGTTGTTGTTGTTAATAAAAAAGGCCACTCTTGAGCCTGTTGTAACATCTGTCTACTAGCAGAGTTAATAGCATCTTTAGCAAGGGCTTGCACATTTTTAACTGTAGTAAATTCCGACTCAGTAATCTGAACCTCATTCATTCTACGTAAGAGTTCGTTAGTTGTGTTTAAAAACGTGGTCATTGTTATAGCCTTTTAGCAGGAGTAAAGTAAAGCCGTGCCGATAAGGTAGCACTAAAGTTATGACTTGAGGTATGTCTATGTACTAGTACTTTATCACCCTCATGTAAAAATAAAGGACCACCACCAATAAATTGTGTGTTAGAATTTCCTGTTATTTGTTCAGACAAAACAAAAGTATTATATGTTGTATTATTTGCAGTAAATACTTGAATGCCTATATTTGAGTTAGATGCTTGATCGTTAGATACTTGAAGAAAAACAATCTCAGCTTCGTGACTAGAAGGACAAGTAAATAATAATGTAGCATTACTAGGACTGCCATCTGCACTAGCAGAATTACCAGTTACAGCAGCAAATTTACTATCTGTCCTAAAATTAATACCAGCCATTTATTTTTTCTTTTTACGATTGTCTACAATTTTTACAGGGTTAGAGTAATTCTTTTTTGTTACAACTCCACCATCGTATAACCCCATAGCTGAAGTAGTTCCCCTAGAGGACATCATACCTTGAGGTGCACGATTAGCAGACATACGATATTTGCTTTGTTCTTGTTCTGGTGTAACCGTACCACCCAGAGCATAATTTTTAGTTTTACTCATTTTAAAATCCTTATGTAGTTAAAGGGCCACCCTAAAGCAGCCCTTCAATAATTTAGTTACGCAAGTGTGTCACGATCTACTTCGTTAGCAGAGTAGTCACCTTGATCACTAACATCTACCATCCAAGCATAAACACGAAGTTTACCTGCTGAGAAAGTAGCACCATCACCTGCAAATGTCAGGTCTAGTGTGTCTGCTGTTGCAAGAGTAACGTCTGCTGCAGGTGTAGCTGATGGTGCATATGCTGCATCAGCAGCCCCATCAATATCAAATGCTGCAACAAATTCGTCAGCATCTGCTGCACCCAATGTTGCGGTAGCATTTGTACCTGTATTCATAGTTGCAGATTCTACAACTTGAAAGCCCGCATGAATTACTCGTGTGTTAGCAGGAATAGTAATACACTGAACTACATCAGCAGCCGAACAGTCAATAGCCTGTGCGGTAAGATCAATAGTTTTTTGTACCATATACGGTGCACGTCCACGTTGTGAATTACCATGAGCAGGTAACAATAATGAAGTAATAGTAGCCATTTGTTATCCCTCCCTTATGCCAAGTGGTACTTAGCATTCACAAGAGCTTCTGGACGAAGAATCTTGCGGCCATATAGATGCATACCCCGAACAATGTCGGCAAATGAATCTGGGTCACGGTATGTTTCTGTTTTATTGATTTGCTCCGCAGTTGCGACAGCAGAATCATGTCCAGCAACAATCATGCCATAGTTAGTGGAAGAGTTCGTTCCAGTATTAGAAGGACCAGTACCAACGGCAGGAAGGTTGTTAGATGTATAAACAGAGAAACCGTGAATCTTAGTTCCGATTTGACCATTCTGAAGACCAGAACCACCGAAGTCTGCGTTAAACAAACGTGAGTCCTCATCTTTCAGTAGTTCCATAAATACTGGATCAACAACAAGCCAACGACCTTGTGAATCCACGTTTTGCTGGTCAAGAAGACGAGACATACGTGCGATCACAGTCAATGGGAATGTGTCACCAGCAGCAGGAGTTGAGTCAGTTGCACCACCAGTACGAGGCTGAAGGGCAAGTGCATCACCTGCTGAACCACCAAAGTCATTAGCATCAATTTTCATTGAAGATAACAACTCGTCAGTACCAGCAGTTGAAACTGCAACACTACCATTAACGGTTGAGTTTACAGTATCTGGAGTACCATGAATAGAAGACTGTTTAAAGCCTGTTAGGTATCCAAGAACGTCTTGGTCAAACTGATCTGACAAACGATACGCAGCACGATCACTTGCAAGGCTTTGGAAGTTGACGTGAGAGTGGGCTTCCTCAATGTCATCGACTTTAAAGGCAAAGTAGTTTGCCTTGTCGATGGTCAATGAAAAGTCTTCATCGTCCAAGTCTTGTGGTGTGATAGTTGTACCACGTGCGTATTCTTTTACGGTGATTTCAGGTTCTTTGATGATTTTTACTGAGTCACCCATGTTTGCAATTTCTCCGAAATAATCAGAGTTAGTAATTGCCTCGGCAACAGATGCTTTGCGGAATGCAAGTTGCACCTGTTTGCTGTAGATAACTGGCGAGAAATTACCATTGGGTAGGTTTCCATGACCAGAAGCTGTCGAAAATGCCATTTTAATTCTCCTTTAGCATTGAGACACAGATGCAAACCTTCAAATACTTATACAGAGGCTAATTCTAGTAGGGTGCATTATTAGGAAAGTTGGCCTACCTTCCATCAAATGGGCCATAAGACATTAGGTTGTCCGAAAGCTATTGTTGTTTGCTAAGAGTAGTTAATGGTGCGAGTATTCCATATAGGGGTCACACCATTAGATTGTACAC